TCTTATACCTTTACGAAAATGTATTATTATGCCAAAAAAGAAACCAGAACATTATGTAAATAATAAACAATTACTTGAAGCGATGATTGACTATCGCCAAAAATGTGAATTATCATACAAAAAGTACTTCGGTAAAGATCTCACCGAGCAACCTAAAGAAGAAAGAGCAAAGCGTTGGGAAGGAAAACCAAAGATCCCAAATTATCTTGGAGACTGCTTCCTGAAGATTGCAACTCACCTTTCTTATAAACCAAACTTCGTTAACTATATGTTCCGTGAGGACATGATCTCTGATGGAATCGAAAATTGCGTTCAGTACATTCATAATTTTGATCCTGCGAAATCCAAAAATCCTTTTGCTTACTTTACGCAGATCATTCATTATGCGTTTCTCCGCAGAATTCAAAAAGAGAAAAAGCAATTAGATATCAAGAATAAGATTATTGAAAAAACTGGATTTGATGAAGTTATGATGGTTGACGATAGCTTGCTTTCTGATAGCAATTCTGTGTATAATGGGATCAAAGATGCCATTCAATATCGTAACCGATGAAAATTACACCTGAGATCATCAAAGAAGTTGAGTGTATGCTCGACATGAGAAAAAAGAATGGTGAAGAAATCTGGGAAGATGGTACAGAACTTGAATTCAAGATTGCTGGTACATTTGCTGCAGATAAGTTCATCGTTATTAAACGAAAAGAAACTAGAGTGGAAAGTAATCCAGACCCTGACCTGAAACCACATCATAAGTTTGGTGAGAAGGTTGAGGGTAAACCAGGAACAGGATGGCCATTGGGATGAAAGTTGCAATTATTACTGATACTCATTATGGTGCTCGAAAGTCATCACGACATCTTCATGAGTATTTTGAAAAGTTCTATACCGATGTATTCTTCCCAACTTTAGAGGAAGAAAATATCTCTACAGTTATTCATTTGGGCGATGCTTTTGATAATCGTAAAGGTATTGATTTTTGGGGTTTAGATTGGACTCGAAGAGTTGTTCTAAATCCTCTTCAAAAGTATGACGTACATATGATTATTGGTAATCATGATACGTTTCTTAGGAACTCAAATGAAATTAACTCTCCTGAACTTCTACTGAAAGATTATCCAAACATAAAAACTTACAGTGAACCAACTGAAGTAAATATTGGAAATCTTGATATTTTATTTTTACCATGGATTAACGCAAACAATGAAGAAAAAACTTTTAAACTTATTAAAGGTACAAATTGCAAGCACGCGATGGGGCACCTTGAGCTCAACGGATTTAAAGCTCATCGTGGACACACCATGGAGGATGGTATGGATTGCAAGTTATTTGAGAAGTTCTCCTATGTCTTCTCGGGGCACTACCATACTCGATCAAATGACGGAAGAATCTTCTATCTGGGAAATCCCTATGAGATGTTCTGGAACGATGTAAATGATGCTCGTGGGTTTCATATCTTTGATACTGAAACTTTGGAACTTACACCAGTTAACAATCCATATAGAATGTTCTATAACATCTACTATGAGGATACTAACTATAAACTTTTCAATGCCACAGAGTATGAAAATAAAATTGTTAAAGTAATCGTTCGTAAGAAAACCAATCAAAAGAATTTTGAAAAGTTTATCGATAAAATTTATTCGGTAGGTGTTCAAGATCTAAAGATTGTAGAAAACTTTAACATAACTGAGTCTGAAGACTTTGAAATAGGTGAAGAAGAAAACACAATATCAATATTGAATAGATATATTGATGAGTCTGATTTCGAATACGATAAAAACATTGTAAAAAATCTATTTCATGATCTTTATAGACAATCTTGCGAAGTAGAATAGCGTATGTATCTTCTAACTCTAAAAGGCAAAAAAGAAAGCGGTGCTCACGCAGTTCAGGACAGGTACGGGCAGAAAGTTTTATTTTTGTTTGAGGAAGAAGACGATGCTGAAAGATATGCTATGATGCTTGAAGACGAACAGGACACCGAAATGGAAGTGGTTGAGGTTGATGATGATCTTGCCATTAAAGCCTGCGTGACATATAATTACAAATATACAGTAATTACTCCTAATGATATTGTGATTCCCCCTAAAGAATGATCGTATTTAAATCTATTCGTTGGAAAAATTTTCTTTCGACTGGCGACCAGTGGACGAAAATTGATTTGCAGAAGAGTGCCACCAATTTGGTTGTTGGTACTAATGGTGCTGGAAAATCCACAATGCTGGATGCACTTACCTTTGGTTTGTTCAATAAACCATTCCGTAAAATTAATAAACCACAATTGGTTAATACAACCAATGAGAGGGATTGTCTTGTGGAGATTGAGTTCTCAGTCAACAGTAGGAATTACCTTGTTCGACGTGGAATCAAACCAAATGTTTTTGACATTGAAATGAATGGTCAGTTATTGCATAAGCAAGCAGATGATCGTTCAAATCAAAAAATTCTGGAAGAGAATATTCTTAAGGTAAATTACAAGTCCTTCACCCAGATTGTAATTTTGGGTAGTAGTACCTTTGTGCCTTTTATGCAGTTGACTACTGCTAATCGCCGTGAGGTGATTGAGGACTTGTTGGATATTCGTATCTTCTCTGCCATGAATAATCTCCTCAAAGAAAAGATGAGGACACAGAAAGAGCAGATTAAATCTTTGGATCTTAAGAAAGATAATCTCAAAGATAAGATGCAGATGCAGAAAAATTTTATTGAAGAGTTGGAAAATCTTGGTAAGAAAAATATTGATGATAATACTGCCAAGATTGACAACTTGATGAAAGAGGTTGAAGTTTATATTAAAGAGAATTCTGGTCTTGAGGAGGACGTTTTTAAGTACACGAAAGAACAACAAATTGTGACTGGCGCTGGCGATAAGTTAGTGAAGCTTAACAATCTAAAAGGTAAAATTTCCCAAAGGGTAAAAACGATTACTAAAGAGCACGAATTCTTCACTAAGAATACGGTATGCCCTACCTGCACTCAGGACATTGAAGAGTCATTCCGGTTAAATAAAATTGAAGACGCTCAAAATAAAGCAAAAGAACTGAAAGAAGGTTTCGATGAATTGGAATCTACCATTAAGTTCGAACAAGAAAGAGAGCGTCAATTCAATGCCCTATCTCAGGAGATTACAAAACTAACGCATGGCATTTCTCAAAACAATACTCGGATTAGTCTCAATCAACGACAAATCAGAGATCTTGAACATGAAATTCAAACTATTACCGGTCAGTTACAAAACCGAAATACTGAACATGAGAAACTAGACGAGTTTTCAGAAAAGCTTCAAAAAACATTTGAAGATCTTTCGAAGAAAAAGGAAGAGATTTTGTATTTTGAGTTTGCCTATTCACTACTTAAAGATGATGGGGTAAAAACCAAGATCATTAAAAAATATCTTCCTTTTATTAATCAGCAGGTAAATAGATATCTCCAGATGATGGACTTCTACATCAACTTCAAACTTGATGAAGAATTCAACGAAACAGTAGAATCACCAATTCACGAAGATTTTTCTTATAGTTCTTTCAGTGAAGGTGAAAAAATGAGAATTGACCTGGCATTACTTTTCACATGGAGAGAAGTTGCTAGAGTTAGAAACTCAGTTAACACAAATCTGTTAATTATGGATGAAGTATTTGATTCATCTCTTGACGGATTTGGTACAGAAGAATTTTTAAAGATCATTCGATTTATTATCAAAGATGCTAATATCTTTGTTATCTCTCATAAAGATTCCTTACACGACAAATTTGAAAGTGTTATCAAGTTTGATAAGGTAAAGGGCTTTAGTAGAATGGTCTAAATACAATTGTTAGTAAACCTGATACCTTTATTATGGACTACAAACCATATTCACCTGAATGGCATCGGAAAAGATACTTAAAAGAGGCACTTGATAAGTATTTCGATGACTATGTTGAAAATACTACGATTTACTCAGATATCCTAGATATCCTTTCTCAACGAGCAGAATCTGCATACGAAGAATTTGCTAAGTTGAATGAGTTGGAATCTATGTTAACATCCAAGCAGTAAAAAAGTAAATATGTTATCGACACAATATCGCCTTAGACTGGAAGGCATTTGTAAGAAGATTTCTCGCGGGGAAGAAGTCAAACTAGAAGACATGATCTGGGCAGAGAAACTTGCAAAAGCAAATACTACTGCTAGGGAGTGGTTAAAGAAGGCAAGACGCGCTGCTGCTAATCCTGATATGCAAGAAGGTAGTATGGACGATTTTATGAATAGGATGGGATTAGGAGACCCCGACCCATCCAATCATAGAACGGGGTTTGATAGTGCTGATGATATAAAAGATTGGTTCCAACGCGATAAACCTGATGACTGGCGACAAAGAGATTGAGATTACTCCTGAAACATATATAAAAATGAATGAGGAGTTTGAGAGAGAAGGAACTCCTATTAGAATTATTGTTCCTACTCAAGAACAGATAGATAATCCTACTGGAGTGAAACTTCCAGAAACATTCACACCACAACCACATATGATCACGGATGGTAGTGATCCTTGGCCACATAGCAATAATTGATATGAAACTAAAACCAAAAACATGCAATATGACTGCAGTTCTTTATACGGATGGTAATCAAGAGTGTGATCGCATTCGTATGCTCCTTTCAAGCTTGAATGGTGAGTTTCTGGAGTATCAACTTGGTAAAGATTTTAGTGATATTCAGTTTGCTGCAGAGTTTGGTGATAATGCAGAATACCCTCAAGTTGCAATAAATTGTGAGCATATTGGTGGACTAAAAGAAACACTTCATTACTTAAAAGAAAGAAACTTAATATGATTACGGAAACTTCATTAAGATCTCGAAATGTTAGCATTTACACACTATATAAGATAGAATGATGAGGTAATCAAAATGATTTGAAACCCTTCTGATTATGAAATTCTTTAAGTGCGTGGAGGTTATTATGCACAACTTAATTTCTTATAACCAACTTGCGGGTTGGCAGAAATTTGAAGAAAGTGTAAACGAATGTAATGATCAAGTTGATAAGATAAACGAATATTTTGATTGTCTTATCGATTGTGATGAACATCACGGAATATGCAAACGCATCTGTGGAGAACTTCTAAAATGAATCCAGTTTAAAAAGTGTCCATTAGGAGGGTTCCCCCACCCTCTTTTT